GATGTAGCTTGTGTTACTGTCCCAGTAGAGCTTGAACTAAGTGTTCCTATAGTAAGATCTCCTACTGTTACATCTCCAAGAGTTACATTGTCCCCTGACTCTATGTAATTTCCTTTAGTAAATCCTATAGTAAGGGTGTCTAAAGAGTTGTTTTGAGTAATTGAAATATTGCTTCCTGCTGTCAAAGTTTTCATCTCAGGACCACTAGTCGTACCGACAAGAATCTCTTTGTCTGCGTCAAGAACCGCAGTAGAGATACTAGCACCCCCAAGCAGTACACTGTTTGCAGCGAAGCTAGTTTGTCCAGTTCCCCCATTTGCAATAGGGAGAGTACCTGTAACGTTTGATGCAAGATTTACACTAGACAAAAACAAAGAGCTTGAGTTATCTGCCCCACTAAGATCAAAGCTTGATATTCCAGCAAGGTTATTAATGTTAATGTCTCCTTGAGTTACAGACAGCGTTAGGTCGTTGATGTTTTCTGTTACAGTAACTCCAGTACCTCCTACAATATCTCTCTGTGCTAATGTCCCCAATGAGAAGCTTTTGATAACAGAAGCTCCACCAGACCCTAAAGTACTGATTGTTTTTATTGCTGCAGCTAGTGCTTGTAGTTTAGTTGTAGAGCTCCCATCATCCAGTATAAAGTAGTGACTAGTCGTCACACTAGACATAGCTGTTGATGAAAAAGAATCTATAGTTACGTTAGCCATTTTCTTAGTTTGTTATGATAGTGTCCCCACTCTGTGTTGTAAGGGTGTCAGAGGATTGAGTAATAATAGTGTTTACTGGTGGCACATATGGAGGAGGAGACCCTGCAGCCTGACCTATTGTGTCTGCTACTTTTGCTGCAAAACAATCTCTACACTCTCGTGAGACATAGTCCAAAAATGTGTTTATAATCTTCCAACCCTCTCTTGCAGATGCCGTTGTTTGAAGACAGTCCTTATCGTTATCGTCCTCTCCGTTCTTTTGATAATCAATGAGGAGTTGTGCAATAAGAGTAAGTTTTACGTTCTCGATAGTAGAACATTCTAGCCCTCCATGTATCTTTTTATACAGAGCATGATGGCGACGATCAATGCACGTACGTAGTGCTTCGATATGGTCGATTATTTCTTGGTTGTTATAGTAGGTTTTTACCGGCATTAGCATCCACATGCGCAAACCTCAGTGCATAGAGTGTTTGCTTTGTTATACATATTAACTGCGTGGTCGTAGTTGCTTTCTTGCTCTGCGGCAAATGTTGCTCCTTGGAGCATGAGCATTACTTTTTCTGCTCTTAGCAAGTCTTCTTTACACTTGTCACACTTGCAGTGACATTCTATAGCTGCATCAGTAAGCTTAGCAATGCAGCAATTAATTGTACACGGGGCGACAGTATATATTGTAGTCATTAACGTACTGTTTGCTCCGCTGTTCGCTTCATCATAGTCTATTGTAGTATTGTCGTGAAGCTCTACTGAAACAACTCCCGTCAAGGCAGTAGTTGAAGTTGTGGTAAATGTAAGTACATTATCTGCAACGCTCCAGTCAGATGAAGTTAAGTATATCTGCACTGTTTTAGACTGGTCGTAAATGTAAATCTTTAGTACATCGTCTAGCTCAATACCAGAGAAGTCTGCCTCTGCAATCCTACCAGCAACAGTCTTGCAGTTAGTTGAAATATTTAAAAATCGTACGTCGTCTACTGTTGCCATGAGATTAAAAATTAAAAAATAGGGACAGGCCAATTCCTGCCCCTATTCTATTATACAGTCTTATTACCAAACGTACTTAACAGGATCCAAAACTTCTCCTGTGGTACTCGTCAATCCGAACACAGCAGCAATATTTTCATTTGCAGTGTTGTCAGCAATTGCTGTCGCGGCGCCAATGTACAAAACGACTTGATTCAAAGCTCCTGCTGGTGCAATACCAGTAGAGTTTGGCCAGTTGTGCTCATACTCAACGGTAACTTTGTGATACTTGTTTCCACTTACTGTGTAAGTAGGCATATTTTGAGGCAAGTACATTCTGTTGAAGTTACCGTAACGGCTTCTGCAACGAATCTCCTCACCTAAAACCTGCCAAGGGTTACCAACACCAAGAACTTGACCAGTTATTACTGCTCCAATTTTGTTATTAGCTGTTGCTGATGCACTTGATTGTACGACCATAATATCGTCATCGTTTTCTGCAACTATAGCAACATCAAAAATCAACCCCACGTGCTTAGACTCTAATGTACACGTTGTAGTACCATCCGTCATATTAATCATTTTACCCAACAGACCGTGAGCCTGAACTCTTGCAACCAGCACATCAATAAAAGTATCTGCGCTACTAAAATCTTCTTCCGCAATATCAACTGTAATTACTTTGTGATTAGTGGTATTAAATGCGCCCAATGGAAGTGGGTCAGTACCAGACAAAATAGTATAGTTAGTTGCATTACTGTCATGGTAGCTCAACTGATCCACAGGCTGTGTACGAATAACGAATCGCACAGATATATCTCCAGTAGCAGTTTGACTAAAAACGTCTGCATCGGGAGTTAAAACAATTTTATGTCCAGCAGTTGCTAGGTAATGATCGAAACTTAGACTTCTAATATTGCGTACATCCAACAAAGGAGTGGCAATTGGGTTACCTGCAGTACCTTGAACAAATTGCAACTCACGGTACAACCAATTTGGGTTAGCAAATGCCACTGCTGTTGATGGTTCAGGATCACTACCATCAGTGTCAGTATCCAGCGGTGAAAATGTTTTTTGAAACAATGCAGAGGACACCCACGCAGAATTAACTGAATTCCAGATTCCAATTTGACCTGAATCTGGGTCATTAAATGCGGGTGAACTAGTATTATCTTCTAATACTGCTCCATTTTGAATGAAGACTTGTGAAAGATTAGTTCCCATTTTGATTTATTTTTTTTGGGATTAAACATCATATTTATTCACTCCCCAGGACCTCCCTGGATTGTGTGTTATACCTCGGGTCAGAAATGGCCTCTAGTATGCTTTGTACTGCCATCTCAACGATCTCATTGTGAGTGTGAGGTGCCAGCTCACAACCTACGCCTAAGGATTTATCCATACGCTTAGGTTGTCTAATGTATTTGATATCAACAAATGTAGTGAAAAAAGTTTCGTCACTATGTACGTCGATAAAGTTTTCTTGAATAGTGTACTTAATTTTGTCGTAAGTAGTCGTATTAAACGGATCACTTAGCAGTGAGTATAGGTCATCATGTTGAACAAATGACATGTTCTCTCTCTGACGAGTTCCGTCATCATTGTACACTCTGTAAGTTACCTGCTGCTCAATGATATTTGCAAACGGGTAATCTACTTCTGTTGTCGTTGCTGAGTTGATAGGACTAACCCAAGTAGCTTTTACGTTTGTAGTGCCTCCGTAGATTTCACTATCTATTAAAAGGACAAGCTTATTTGAGTCACTTGTTGGTGTTGTCTCAGAGTTAGCTAGATCTGTAAGATCGTATGCTGAGTTTGTAGTAGCTTGTATAGCTATAGTCTTTGGATTAGATCCAGCAGGCGCAATTTTGGCTAAGTTGAGGCTGGATGTACTGTCTGAGTAATTGTTAGCGTTGCTTACATACTCTAAGGACATCCCATTATCATCAGATACGAAGACAGTGTTGTCAATCCCTATAGACTTAAGTACATATCCTTCCACCGGGGGAGTGAGAGATACCTCCATAGCCTTGTACGTGTATGTTGCTGTACCATAACTTACTGCAGCATTGCACTCATAGTAGTTATCACTCAAGGCATTTATAAGGAACATGTAGTCATTTGGGAGTGGGGCTCTATCAATATAAAAACCGGAGATGCTTTCCCCGGCGTAGAAACACTTGATTCTTCCATCAACTACTAGTGCGCGCAGATCATCAACTCTTTTTTGAGATTGTTCAAACCCTTTACGATACTTATTACCCATAGGGTTGTATCGCTGCTTAATGAATGACTCCATTGCATCATTAAGTTCGTGATCAATCTCTTGCGGTAAGAGATTGTCAACCTGGAAAGATGCAATCTTTTGCACCCCCAGGTTGACAGCAATATGCATCTCTTCTATTGTCATTTAAGTTCTTTAAGTTGTGCTCTCATAGCATTGATTTGCCCTGAGTTCTTTTTGTTGTTGAAATATACAATAGCATCAGTAATGTTCTCCCCAATGGTTTCATCTCCGTAGATGATTTGATTCCCAATAGTTCGAAGCACATTCAATTCAATCATTTCTTCAAGCTCTGCACGAACGTCGAGGTTTTTATCAGTGCTGTGTTTAAGGAAAGCCGCTGGCTTCTGGTCCTTAACATCGTAAAGCATATTCTCAACTTCCATGTCAGTTAGCTTTTCAGGTCTAGAGCCTTTAGACAATACACGCAACAATCTTCGCATCTTATCCAGGTCAGAAGAGACTTTGATAAACTCTTTGTCTGCTTCTTTCTTGAGTTTAATTGTAGCGTTCTTCTTCAGCAAATCTTTGTCTGGGTCATAGATGTAGAACTTCTTAGTCCCATCTGCGTTCATTGCTGCTTCAGACTCTGCAACCTGTCTGTGTTTCATACACCACTTATAAGTAATGTAATCCATAGCATTCTCAGGATTACCGTCCTCGTCAGTAGTAATATTAAGCTCCTTTCCTTCGAAGGGAACCTTAACACTCATGCTAGCCCAAAACTCTTTTTCTTGCTTAGGCCAAGCTTCGTGTCCGTATGGGACATCTAGTATTCCAGTTAAAAGCTTCCCAGCTTCTTCACCTTCTACACCTCGGAGTGGTTGTCTTCCGACATAGATACTCCCAATACTAACTTTTGCGCCTGCACGTACTTCTTTAGGTAAGTGATTCAGGACTTCTTTTCTGCGGATATAAATTTTACGCATGATTTTGTTCTTTTAGAGTTTAGAAAGAATAACTAAGTTGTTCTTTTGTTAAGAAGAATAACTTAATGAATTTATGGTAAGTGGGGGGACCAACCCGTTGGCGATCCCCCCTATGCAAACCAAACACAAATTACGATGCCACACACTGAAGGTCTAAGCTCGTATCGAAGCGGCGAAGCAAGATACCAGCTGTTTTCAACATGTGTACAGATGCACCGTCTATATCACTTGCGCGAGTGTCAGACTCAGCAAATCCTTTAGGAACTACTGAACCTGCAACAGCCCAACGCAACATTTCACGACCTTTCTTATTGATCATCTGGAGGTTGTTTTCTCCGTCATAAGATGATTGGTCAACGAAGGTCATTCTGTAAGATTCCAATGGCAATCCAGTTTCTGGGTGCTTAGCAGAAGCTTGAGCAACTGGACCATGGTCAAACAATGGGACTTTTACTACGTTCACTCTGTGACCATCAATGTGATCGTAAGAAGTGAAGTAACCAGTGATTCCCAAGCTACGACCACTACCAGTGATAAACTTAGACTCAGTAGTCTGGAGGTAAGGAGTTCCGCTGTAGTAGTTACGCAGAGCCTTATCGAACTCACGTGCACCACCAATACCAGTGTACAAAGTAACCTGCTTGTCAGTAGCGTCGGTCATGCCGTAGAACAAATCACCGATAACATTCTCAATCTTAGACTGAGTCAAAGTAGAGTAAGTATCCTTGTTGATGATCTGCTCGAACAAACCAGGACCAGCAATTACTGGCTGACCGTTCTCGTCCAACATTTCATTTACACCGTTGTCACCATAAGTCTTTTGGCCGTACCAGTAGTACATCTCACACTCTTCTTTAAAGCGGAGCATGTGGCGGTACTCTTCGTAATCCATCCACAACTTGGTAGTAGAACCTTCCTTAGTTGGGAGAGAGAACTGAGCAACATAATCTTTAGCGTTACCAGAGAAGTGGTAAGACTTACGTACAGTACCAATCTTAGAACGAACCAAACCTGGTGCACTCCAGTTAGATGCATTTCCACGAGAGAAGTCAACACCTACTGATGCGAACAACATCCCGAACAAAGCACCTGCTGCAATGTCGCCTGCAGGCATGTTAGCTTGGTCAGGAGATACAAGCTTCAAGGTGTACTTATACCCACCCGCATCTGGTACAGGCTCAGACATGATGCGAGCCAATACACCTGATTGAGACACCAAAGTGTAAGGGAAGATGAACCACTTGTCAGGGAAAGTAATAGTGAAGTGACTTCCGCCTGCACCATTACCTACTGCTGCAACAACAGGACGAACGTTTACTTCGTGAGTCTTCACGCGGTACTCGTATTCGAAACGGTCAATAGATTTAGTATTCCCAACACCCTCAGTCAAGAACGACAAAGGGAATTTCTTTTCCTCACGACCTGCGAGGTGAGTAATAATTGGAGACAACTCTTCTGGTTTCTCCATCAAAGCATTAACCAACGAGTTAGTGTCGGTCATCTGCTGGTCATTGTAGTACGTTTTCAGTACTTGAGTTAAAGCCATAGTTTTCTAGTTTTTAGTTGTTTATTGTAATATGCTACCCAAATCCAGTTGGTCAAAGTCGACATTCGTGGATCTGCGTTGTTGTTTTCGGGCCGACTTAACCCGCTCTTC